TATCTTCCCTATGTCGTCTGCATTTCATCGGGGGAGACGCGAACGATCCTATTGTCGTAACCTGTATCGTCAATAAAGCCGTAAGTTCCGTCATCAAATTTTGTTGCCGCACGGCCATTCGGAAGCGAATACTGAGCTTCCGCAGTGGATGTTTTAAATTTCTCTTTCTGCCCCAAATCCGCAAGACTCTTGACGCCCCTATCCGCAAGGATTTTGGCCATTGTGTTGGGGTCGCTGTACACGCCTTGGTAGTACTGACCCCCAAGAGCCTCGCGTTGTTTCTCAATCTGGCCAAGCATTCTTTCTTTTGGGGGTTTGTTCAGCTCGTCGAGCGTTGGCTGCAGCTTGTCGCCAAACTTTGCCTTGATGGTCGGGTCCTTCAGGGCGCTCTCAAGGAACGTCCTTGTCTGATCTTCGTTCAGGTTGGGGTCCGTCCGCAGCCTGTTGTACTCCGACTCAAAGTTCGTAGGCGTGATCTTTGTGGCTGCTTGAGTGGTGGCAGGGACCTTTGTTGGGTCGGTGGAGGTTGGCGTTGCCTTCTCAGCAACCAAACCAGCCAGCCCACCCTGCTCGCGCATCTTCTTGACGTAGGCCTCGGGGTCCTTGGCGTAAGCAACGGGATCGAAAGTGTTGGGGGCTTTTTGCTGAGATGAGCGGTAGTCGGCCTCGCGTGAAGCAGCCGTGCTTGCACCGGTTACAAACTGAGAATTTGGGTCGTTTTTCTTGGTCGTCTGCGCCTTGTACTTGTCGTAGGCACCGGGTTTGTTTACCGAGAAACCAACCACTCCAAGGACATCCCCGCCCTCCACCCAAGTGTTGAGCTGGCTGTATGTTTCGCCGGTTGCTTGAGACAAATCACCCAGCGTGACGCCATACTCCTGCATGAGCCGACGCATCTCCGATGGCTTGTCCTTGTTCTCATCCCAAGCTTTTTTGATGTTTGCAAGTTGCTCTGGTGGTCGGTTTGAAGTTTTCAGTTCGTCCAGTAAATCAAACTTGTCTGCAGGCTTTGCTGCGGCGTAGTCGGTCTTGAACTTGCCTTGCGGGATGTAGTTCTTGTCAATCCACTCACGGACTGGGGCGTAGTCATCTTTCCCGTCAGGGCCGACGCCAAGAAAAAAATCAGGAGCGTTCGGGTTTGCTTTTCCGTAAGCATTCAGAGCAGCACGAAAATCTTCCCGTGATAAATCTGCACCCTGTTGTGGTGTCAGAGCGCCAATGTTCCGACCTTCCTGCTGGCCGTAGTTGAAGTAGTGGCGCATGGCCTCTTCTTGCGTGTCGATCCCTGCCGCGCCCAAGTCTTGGTTTGCCCCGACGTAGCGCTGCCAGTCGAAGTTTTGGGGCATGACGTTGGGGTTGTACCATTGGTCCGACATCCAGTTGTCAGTGGGTGCTACAGCAGGCGTAGAAGTTGCGGACCCTCCAGTCGGCCCAGACTGACTCGAAGCAACATCGGGTTGCGGTGCCGCCAAGTTCCCGAGGTTTCTGTTCTCGGGTGCGCCGTAGTATTGGTAATGGCGCAGAGCTTCAATTTCAGTGTCAATTCCAGCAGCACCCAAGTCTTGGTTGGCGCTCAAGTATTTCTGGAAATCAAAGTCTTGAGGTCTTTGATTTGGGTCTACGGACAAGTCCGCCATCCAGTTGTCTTGTGGATTTACCATGTCAAACCTTCACTTTCAATACGTTCGAGGCACTGGTGTCTCGATAGACATCGCCCACGCGCAAGTTGGCCAAGTCCGCCTGCGTTGGAAGAGTGTTGATGTCGATGTTTAAACTGGCAACATTGAGCTGCTGCACAGCGTTGATCTGCTTGAAGAACAAGTTGAAGATGTTCTGCATCTGGTCCATGAACGCAGTGGTGTACTCCTGCGGTGCAGCAGTTGGCCGAGGTGGGGTTACGCGACTGAACATGCCCATGGTTATCTCCGTCCGTCAGGTCTGAGGTCGAGTCGGGGAGCCCCGAGCTGCCACGTCACGCCAAGCCCATCGCTCTCCACCTTCACAGACATCTGACGTGCCCGCACCCGGGTGAAAATCTGGCCGGTGAATTCTTCAATCGGCAGCACTGCGGTGCGCGTGATGGGCCTGTTGTTCTCACCTCCCACTGAAGGAGGTGTGGTGTACCCAGAGCCCGAGTTCTTCAAGGGCTGCATGTACATCCGGGCCGTAGGGGACGCGGCGTCAGACCCCCGGAAAGTGATGTCCGGCAGGACGCGGTACAGGAACATGAAGTTGTGCCCGTCGTCCAGATCGAATTCAGCGGATGTGATCGTTGCCGCAATTGGCGTTGATGTGGCCGTAGAGTTGTCGTCCACGCCAGACTCATGGTTCACGATGTTGTTCAGGTAAGTCGCAGCAATCGGATAGTCCCGCAAGCCGGAATCCAGCCATGCCGAGCGACTCATGTTGCCGTAGTACCAGATGTCTTCAAGGTAGTTGTAGATCGCATACTTGTCCACCACGGTAGAGCCCGCCGAGCAGTAGAACCACCAGACCTCATTGAAGCCCTCGTTCGTTCCTGCAAACACCTGCGAGTACTGGTCTTTGTCAAGATCAGAGAAGATGTACTGGCGCAGGTCGCAGCGCAAGGTTTGGACTCGACCGTCGTACTTGTAGAACTTGTCCACGCCCATCCAGAACGTGACCCCGGATGCGATGGTGACGGCGTTCTGACTGACGATGGAGGTGTTGTCGGCCAGCAATGTTGCGCCCCACACAGCAGGTGGCCCAAGGTATTGCATGGCGTACACAGCGTTGTCAGTGAACACAATGATCTCTTGGCGCGACTGGATTGCCGTGATGATCTCTGAGCCCCGAGATAGCTGCAGGCTACCCGCTTGGTTTGTTGCTGCTGGCGTCCAGTTTGCTGCATCTTCTTGGTCAGACCAACGGATCAGCATCGGGTTTTGGACGGCGCTTCCATAATCATTGCAGCCGAAAGCCAGAACAAAGCGGCTCACATCCGACACCAGCAAGCAACTCTGTACCGTGGGCACATCCGAAGCGCCAAGCAAGGATGTCAGGTTTACTGCCCGGGTGCCCGTGCCAGCCGAAGAGTCCCAGTAGTAAATGGCTCCGCCTCGTGGCCCGAAGATCAGGTCTTCGCCAAAGTTGAACTGGCTCCACAGCCGCAGGGTTTCCAAGGACGAAGTGCCCGTTCCCCACACACCAGTTCCCCAGCCGCCCGCACCCCAGCCGACCACGGGAACCGCAAACTCAAAACCCGTATTGATCTGGTACGCTGCAACAACCGAAGCCCCGCCGCCCGGGGAGCCGGATACGTCCGTGGCGTTGGCGGTGGCCGAGACGGTGATGGTGTACGTGTTCGCGTTTACCACGGTGACTTGGTACTCTGCGTTGAGCACGCCTGCCGTGATGTTGCCGCCAAGCCCCACAGCCCCACTGAAGGTTACAAAGTCCCCAGTGAAGCAACCATGAGCCGTGTCTGTGACGGTGATGACGCTGGAGCCCAGAGTAGCGACAAACGGGTTGTTATTGATGGTTCCGGGTGTTCCACGGATCGGCGTGATGTCATAGTACGAGCCGCCGCTCTCGATGTAGAACTTGAGGTTCGTACCCACGCCCAGCAGATTGGCCCCGCCCAACGTCACCCAGTTCCAAAGCGACCGGCATACACCAAGGAAGGAGTTTGCCGAGATGCGATCCCAGCCGCCGATCTTTTCGGGAGTGCCAGAGCGAAAGCGAACCTTGTCGCAGTCGTACCAGCCAGCCGAATATGCGCCGTTGACCCCTGTGGGTCCGACGTTTTCCGACAAATATCTGGTGTTTTCTCGGCTTACACCCGGCCTGAACAGGATTTTCTTGAGTGGCATCGTTTCCCTCAGCTTTGTGGCATTTTCGCACTTAACTCAGGAACAGCGCAATCTCGGCCTCTCGGCGCTTGACCAGCCCGGGGAGAACCTTGCCGCCACCCTTGGTCCAAGCCCGGAACGCATCGGCTGCGCCATCCCAGTCACGCCGGTTTGCCTTCATTCGGATGGTGCTGCGCTGGAGGTTGCCTAGCCCGAAATTGAAGGATA